ATACCTTGGACTAAGTGGCCTGGGTGGGGTGTAAAAATGTATAGTAGCAAATGTGAAAGTGTAATAGACTATTTACATATACTAAATAATGTATCGGCATTTCAAGAACTAAGAGCCGCAAGAGATAGTGGTGTTAATGACGCCTTAATCCTTGCAGACTATCTTTCAAAATATGCTAGTAAACCTACATATACCGAGTTAGTAAAAGAAATAATTAAATATAATTTGAGAGGTGTATATGAGTTATAGAATGGACTTATTTTGGCATAGAGCAGCAAACTTATATAAAATGTATCAAGGTGCTGAAGATCCAGATTTCAAAAGAATATGGATGGATAAACTGCAACAACTCATGATGACTATAAAAGGGGTTGACAAAAGAGAATTAAACTGATATAATACTATATTATGAATATATTTTATTTAAACAAAGATCCTAGAATCGCTGCTGAACTTCATGTAGATAAACACGTGGTTAAAATGATAGTTGAATATGCTCAATTATTATCAACAGCAAAAAGAATGATTGACGGAGTTCAATATATCGCTAAGTCAAAAACAGGAAGAAAAGTAACCAGATATAGATTAGAAAATTCAAATGAAGAAAACATTATCTACAAAGCGTGTCATTTACATCACCCTAGTGCTGTGTGGGCTCGTTCTTCTATCCAACACTATGACTGGTTGTACTCGTTGTTCACCGAGCTTGGGAGAGAATATACACACCGATATAAAAAAGAACACAGTACGATTAAACTGCTCAAAGACCTTTTAAGAAAGGCACCTAATAATTTACAAGACAATGGTTGGGTAGAACCACCACCTGCTATGTCGCATTATCCACAATGCATAGTGCCTGGTGATAGTATTCAATCATATAAAAATTACTACATAGAAGCAAAAGCATATTTTGCTAAGTGGACATCTAGACCCACACCACAATGGTTTAGCGAAGGAATACAATGAGAAAATTTATTCACGATAGTTGGGAAGGTGTAATGAACCTTGATAAAAATCCATTAAGACATATACCAGACTTACAAGTTAGACATTTAACACTACAAATATTAGCATGGATGTGGTGTATTACATTTAGTTTATTATTAGGTAGTTGGACTGTGTTTGGTTATACAGCAATTGCTCACTTTGTGTTCATACTTGCTATTATAATAACAGTTGTAACATTTAAAGCTGCAGAAAAAAGTAAGTATTATCATCCTGATGGTTCTTTTAAGTATGAAGAAACGCAAGGTAAATACGAAGATATTTGGTAAACATGAGTAAAAAATTAGATAAAGTGCCATTCAGATTTTATGCAGATAAAAAATATCAAGAATATATCGTACTAGAAGATGGTGGTTCGAATGGATATAAAGGTAAGTGGTGGGAAAAAATACCAAACAGTAGAGAACTTGGTACAACAAAAAATAAAGTAAGATATTCACATGAGAAAGAATGATTGAATTTAATTATAATTTAGATTACAAAAATTTACTATTTACACCAAACGACAATAGATATCGTATTGGTCGTGGTGAACAAGGTGTATTACTAATAAGACCATATACAAATGATATATGTCAATATTGGCGGTTTAAGACACCCTATGACGCCGCTATGTCGTCTATGAGAATACTTTATCTATATCATCAATACAAAGATCAAAAAGATTTTGTAGGTATGGATATGTGTAGAAAGTTTTTAGAAATGGGTTTTACAAGAGCAAGAAGATATGCAAATCATAAAGATGGTAAAAAGTATGATGAGAGTGGTAAAGTAAGACCACAAGAAAAAGATTGGGCAACAAGTCCTAAAGCAAAGTCCGCTAAGGTATTTTATCAGGCAAGAAGCCGTGTTGTGGCCGACCCTAAATATAAACAAATGAGAAAAGAATGGAGACAGCGAGAGAATGCCAACATATAGATTTAAAGATCATCATACAGGCGAAGTATGGGAAGAGTTAATGATGATTTCTGAAATGGAAGAGTTTATCAAAACTGATACTATTGAATTATTGCCACCGACACAAATGAATATTGTATCAAGTGTGGGTAGTGTTGATAGTAAAACAGATTCTGGTTGGAAAGAGGTGATGTCTAAAATATCAGAAGCACATCCTGCTAGTAATCTTGCTGAACGATATGGTAAAAAGAGTGTTAAACAAACACAAATTGAAAAGACAATAAAAAAACATAGAGTCCGTAAGTCTAAAGGCGGAGGAAGATAAATATAAATGATACTATCGAGACACTCCAACACGCCAGCAATGGTCACGAAGTTGAGGGGTCAATCCGATAATGTATCTAACAAGTGTGTAGCTACACCAATTAAGGAACAAACATGGCAGACTTTGATTTTTTAGAGGGGTTTGATACGGAAGGTGATTGGGGTTTTACCTCGGTCAAAGAGAAACCGTCAGATGAACAATCTAAACAAACAGAAACAGTTGTAAAACAAACAGCAGATAGTACTGCCAAGGCAGTTTCTAGCGATATAGTAAACAAATTAGATAGTAAACTAGATAAAGTTTTATCTTTAATTGGTTCTACTAAATCAGCAATCAACGAAAAGAATCAAACAGAATTAGATATTGCTAAAAAGCAAATGGATGATGAGTATGATTTAAGAAAAGATAATTTAGGCAAAGAACAAAAAGAAAAATATGCTAAATTAGAAAAACTTATTATACCATTATTAATTAAATTAGCAAAATCACCAGAGGCGTATATACATTGGCCTAACAGAGCTCAAGTTATAGAAGCACAAGTTAAAAAGATAATAGAAATCACAAGGGGAAAATAATGGAAGACAATTTAGAATCAAGTTTAAAAGCGATATTACATCATGAGGGTGGTTATGTAAATCATCCTAAAGATCCTGGTGGCGAAACAAATCTTGGCGTAACCAAAAGAGTATATGAAGAATTTGGTGGCAAAAAAGACATGAAAGATTTAGTTGTTGCTGATGTAGCACCTATTTACATAGAGAGATATTGGGGTAAAATGAAATGTGATGACCTACCAGGTGGTTTAGACCTTTGTGTATTTGACTTTGGTGTAAATGCAGGACCAGGTAGAGCAGCAAAATTCTTACAAAGAATGATTGGCACCACAATAGATGGCGGTATCGGACCTAATACTTTGGCAAAAGTCAATGAATATGTCAAAAAAAATACTATTGAAGAAACCATAGAAAAATATCAAACTATGAGACAAGAATACTATGAAGATTTATCTACTTTTGCTACTTTCGGTAAAGGTTGGACTAGACGAGTTGAAGAAACTACTAAATTAGCGCTTGACTTAACCAAGTAAATCTGTTATAATTATATTATGAATCAAATGAATACTTTTTTAAAAGATAGGTACGACATGAAAACATTTAATCATGTTGACTTATCATCTTTCGACAAAAATCTTAGTTTACCAGACGTAACCACTCAAACAATCAAAGGTAAAAGATTTTATATTACACCTGAAGGCAATAAGTATCCTTCGATTACCACAGTTTTATCTGATAGAAACAAAGACGGTATAGTTAAATGGCGTCAGTCGGTTGGTAATGATGTTGCTAATCAAATTATGCGATCAGCCGCAAGTAGAGGTACAGCACTTCATACTCTAGTCGAAAACTATCTAAACAATGAAGAACTTTCAAAACAAGATGTGCTACCTGTCGCACTATTTACTATACTAAAACCTGAACTAGATAAGATAAATAATATTGTACTACAAGAAGGCGGCCTTTATAGCGACAAATGGGGAGTTGCAGGTCGTGTAGATTGTATAGCAGAATATGAAGGTAAACTTTCTGTTATAGATTTTAAAACCTCTTCAAAAGAAAAGAAAGAGGAGTGGGTAGAAAACTATTTTATTCAAGGTGCAGCTTATTGTGAGATGTACGAAGAACGATTCAAAGGAAAAATAGATCAAGTTGTAATTCTCATAGTCACCGAAGATGGTGCTACTCAAACTTTTATAAAAGATAAAAAAGATTATTTACCTTTATTAGAACCTGCAATAAAGGAGTTCAATGAAAAATTTAAGATTGAGTAATTTTATGAAGTTTGCTTTCATAATTATTTTTTTTATGATTATTACAAAAGAAGTTAGAGCAATACCTAATGCTGGACCTGAACTACCACCTGAAGTACCACAACCTGAGTTTAATTATAAAGGTTTATTAGAACAAAATATTCCTGTTTTTTGTGGCATAACAGAATTTGTCTTAGATTCTTCTTCTAAAATAATGGGAGAATCACAAGTAGCGGTAGGACAAATTAGAAAAAATGGACAAAAATTTGGTGAACTTTTAGGTATATTATCTTTTGGTCACAATGCTGAGAGAAATAGTGGCAGTTTTATAATGACAATGCCTGGTTTAGGACCTGATGGTTCAAATGTAAGTTGTATATTAGGTTATGGATTAGATTGGCAATTCTTTTACCATGATGGTACTAGAATACCACAAGAAGATTCTCTATGAAGATGATGAGAGTAAACAATAGGGACCTCGGGGCAGTACCGAGCGCCTCCACCAATCCTAGATAGACCGAATTAGGGGGCGAAATAGGATTGACCGTTGACTAGAAATCGCATTGGAGAGGATAGTCGGAAGACTTTAAGTTCATTTTAAACGCAAACTATAATGAGTATGCATTAGCAGCCTAGGCTGTTAGGGGTTAGCCAGTACCTTGCAACAGAAACTGGCATTATATATAAGGAGATTATTATGTACGAAATCGTTACCATTCTATTACCAGTATCAATATTAATGGCTTGTGCTTATGGCATTGGATATATGTCAGGAAGTGAAGCAACAAAAGAGATTTATGATCCAACAATTCGACAATCAGACCTTGACAAAAGCAAAAAAATATAGTATAATAAAACTATGAGTATAATTACACCAAATAAATTTGCTTTACTTATAGAAAATATAGTTAAAACAAAAAGAATTAGTTACATAGACGCTGTTGTATTATATTGTACTGAAAATAGTATAGATCCATCAACAACAAAGTCTATGATTAATAAAACATTGAAAGAGAAAATAGCATTTGAGGCACAAGGTCTTAATATGTTAAAAGAAAAAACAGCAAAACTACCAATATAAGGA